AAACTTCGCATAAGATATAACGGGAGAATCTAACTTCATCTCCACAGTGATATTAATCTTCCTTTCACGCATCACCATGAACCATACTTTTGTTTTAATATTTGTGCACGGGTAAATGCACTAACACACCCAAACAAACAAACCCAATCATCAATTACAATCCTCAACCTAATCAACTCGAGACGGTGAATGGAAAAAATTGAAATACACAGAACGATCAGCCTTGATCGCCGCCAAACCACGCGCCATGCCATACAACGGACGCTCCAAACCATGATGCTGCTGCGCCGCTTCAGCAACTGCATCAACAAGTAATCCATTGTCGTAATTCCGCAAACGATCACAAAGTGACACCCAACGCTGATGTAGATTGTCTTCTTGATTACCAACCCACAAAGGCGTACACAAGGATTGGACACAAGCCCATGGATCTGCCATGAAATACCAACGACCACCAACCTTAATCCTAAAAGCCTTGCACATGTAACGCACATCATTGGTAAAGAACCTTGCGCTAAAATTGAACGTCAGACTCATGCGCTCAACCGAAGTCTCAACTTCAACAGGCCGAGAAAACTCAGCATCCATATCATCACCCTTGATATCAAGCATAACCACATCGCGTCTCGTAACACCAGTGGAAACAACCAACGCAGCCAAATTGACTATGCCATTGCGAAATAAGGTTTTCCACAAACCAGACACACCACCCAACACAATCGAGCAGACCACCCCAAACATAACTGCCCGAGCCTTCTTAACACCATGCGTTTGCTCCCAAATGGCAAGTCGTTCAGCACTCAACCCATGAGTACGATAAAAGGCCAAATCCACACGCAAAGCCACATGTTCTTGCGAGCGATCATAACACTTGATGTCTGTAGCATAACTGTACGTCTGTCGAAAAGACTTACGCAAAGATTCCAACGAATTATACCACATTTCATGTTCCTCATCACTTTGCTGTGCATTCAACGAAACCTCCGGACGCAAACATTCATCGACACACTCCTTAAATCGTCGCATCATAGCTGAATACATAGCATTGGTACTACTATTCTCCAGATACATAATTGTTTGTGAATGATCAACCTTTCCATCAGCCCCAGGTTCACGCGAAGTCTTGATCTTTCCTTTTGCCATGAGCATCCACCGCTGCAAATCAACATTACCCTCAGCAAAAAACTCCTTCAGCAAGACATTGACTTTCTTCTCATCCAAATTGCTAACGAAATCTTCAATATCTGCACTGTTTGGCTCCCAAAGTCCCGCATTCAAGTGTTTTTCCAACACATCTTTCCAATCTTCACGATAACACACCTGGATAACACGATCAACTGCCATCTGCGGTACCACATCCAGATCCACAGCACCACGATTACTGGGTACCCCTATATTCCGCTTGAACAAAGCACCCAATAATGCAGCTTGAGAAGAAACTCTCTTTCCTTCAACCCCCGCATCAACTTTAGGCATTCTCACCCATCGTGATTTTGGAATGGCACGTTTCGAATCATTGATTGAAAAATTACCTTCAGTAGTTTTATCAATATCAACTTCAGCAATACGATAACCAGTAGCAACCATGTTCCGATCAAACGGGCCCCCATTACACATCAACACATCAGCCTCAATTGCAGATATTGGCTCAACCGCTGCAACTGGAACATTCGCAAGCTGATCATGACGAACTTGACCACG